GGCTTTAGACGCAGTGCGTAAAGAGTACGAAGATGAGCGTGGTGCTATTCAGTCTCGCCTACAGATGCAGGTGCGTGACGTTATGGGTGACACCCCTGTCAACTTGAATAGTCCAGAGCAAATGTCTCAGGTTATCTTTAGCCGCAAGCCTCACTCAAAGGATGATTGGCCTAACTTGTTTGATAACTGTAAGAAGCTATCTGAGCTAAAGGAAATAGTTAATGCTAACAGTAACCTTCTGTATCGTACTGAGGCGTTTACTTGCCCGACTTGTGAAGGCAGTGCGGAGACTTACAAAGTAAAGAAGGACGGTAGCAAGTATGCAAAAGCAAACAAGTGCAAGGACTGTGATGCCAGAGGCTACCAGCTTAAGAAGCAAAACAGAATGGCTGGCTTTGGTTTCTTCCCGCCTAGTCCATCTTGGGTTAGTGCTAGTGGTTTCTCTACAAGCAAGGATGTACTAGATACACTCAGGGCTACAGCTATGGATAACAAGATGGATGTAGCTGTTAAGTTCTTAGAAGACTTAAAGAGGTTGAACGCAGTGTCTACCTACCTGTCAAGCTTTGTTGAGGGTATTGATACGTTTACTAAGCAAAACGATGTACTGCATGTTTCTCTGACACAGCACATTACTTCTACTGGCAGGTTTAGTGGTCGTGAGCCTAACATGCAGAACATGCCTAGAGGTGGTACGTTTCCTGTTAAGCGTGTCTTTATATCTAGGTGGGAGGGCGGTAAGATCATGGAAGCAGACTTTGCCCAGCTAGAGTTTCGTGCGGCTGCATTCTTGTCACAGGATGAAGTAGCAATGCAAGAGATTAACACAGGGTTTGATGTACACGCATACACTGCTCAAGTTATCTCAGATGCAGGTCAGCCTACTACTAGACAGGCAGCAAAGGAGCATACCTTCGCACCCCTGTTCGGCGCAAGTGGGTACGGCAGGACTAAGGCAGAAGCTACCTACTACACACACTTTATAGCTAAGTACGAGGGCATATCTGATTGGCACAAAAAGCTAGGTAATGACGCCATCAGGTTCCAGAAGATAACTAATGTATCGGGGAGACAGTATGCTTTTCCCGGCACTACACGTAGGGCTAACGGTACACCTACTAACTTCACTAGGATTAAGAACTACCCAGTGCAGGGGTTTGCTACTGGTGACGTTGTACCTGTAGTTTTACTTGAGATAGACAACAGGCTCAAAGGGTTAAAGTCTTGCTTAGTCAACAGTGTTCATGACTCAGCAGTAATTGACATACACCCTGATGAACAGAAGGAGGTACTAAATGTTATTGATGACGTTAATGTCAATCTCAATGCTATAATAGATAAGTACTATAGCGTAAAGATGAATGTACCCCTACTTTTAGAAGCCAAGATAGGACCGAATTGGCTTGACACAAAAGACGTTTAATGGTATAACTGCGGTTCAAATAAAGCTCAGAAAGGATATATTATGAGCAATGAGTTAACAACAAACTTTGCAGGTAGCGACCTTGCAGCAGCTATGGGATTTGGTGCAGAGGTTGGTATGTCTGCTGCGCCCTCTGGCCCCCGACTTTCACGCCTGTCACAGGTAAGCATGGCACCCCTTATGAAGGAGGTAGTAGATGACGATGGTGAACTAGAAGAGAAGGTAGTAGTACCCTTGGGTGCTTACAAGCTGGTTAATTCAGAAGGTGTTATAGTCTACAGTAAGACTGCTACAATACGTCTGTTTGCTCAACGTCAGCAGTGGACACAGTGGGACAGTGACTCTAACACCATGAACAAGACGCTGATGGTTGCGGTACTCAAGGGTGATCTAAAGGACACTAAAGGCACGTTCAACCTTGGTCGGCCCAGCGCATACATCAAGGATTGGGATGCAGTAGACGAAGACACCAAGTCTATTATTCGTAGTGTAAAGAATACTAAAATCTTGTTTGGAAAGGTACAGCTAGGTAAAGCTATTGACAGTGATGGCGTAGCTGTCAAAGGTTATGAGGGGGAGATTGACTTTACAATGGACGTTAAGAACCCTGACAGTAAGCGTTCCTTTGAGGCTGTACTCAAGGACATTGTTGCTATGCAGCTTGTACCTATTGAGCATACCATAAAGTTGTCCTCTCAGAAGAGTGCTTTACCCAATGGTAACAAGTTTGCAACAGTGGTTACTACACTAGGCACTAAAGCTCAAATGCTACCAGAGGATCACGCTACAGTACAGGCATTTGTTGATTACATTGACTACGCTAATGAGTACGTACTTAGTAAGTGGAAGTCCCTTACTAAACCTGCTGTGGTTATTGATCCTTCTATTCTTGATGCTATCGTGCAAGTAGAAGAAATACCGTTCTAAGATGGACTTTGCACACGCTGCTGAACTACCCATTAAGATACTCATGCGTGATGCTACTCTAGGTAAAGCTAAAATGTCAGAGGCGGTGATTAACTCCGTTGCCTCTGATGTTGCAGCAGGGCTAGACAAGCAGTTTAACGGTGGGCCACGGGATAAGTTCAGGCTTAGAATGTCCAACATAGGACGCGCTAAGTGTCAACTCTGGTTTGAGAAGAATAGACCAGAAGAGAAAGAACCAATGCCAGAGCAGTTCATGATGAACATGATGCTAGGTGATATAGTTGAGGCAGTATTCAAGGGTATCTTACGTACTGCTGGCGTAGAGTTTAAAGACAATGCCTATGTATCACTAGACTTAGGGGGAGGTAGGAGACCTATCAAAGGTGAGTATGACTTATTGATGGCGAATAGAGTAGATGACGTTAAGAGCGCATCTGACTACTCGTACACTAAGAAGTTTGTTAACCTTGAGACACTACAAGCCAGTGATCCTTTTGGCTACGTAGCACAGCTTGTAGGCTACGCTACAGCAGCAGGTAAGAAGGTAGGTGGCTGGTGGGTAGTCAACAAAGCTAATGGTCATCACAAGTATGTGTCAGCTAAGGAGGTAGACGTTGAAGAAGTACTAGACAAGATGAGGGCAACGTATGACTACTTAGAGAATGATGAGCCACTTGAGCGTAAGTACACAGACATACCTGAGACATACCGTAAGAAGGAGTCAGGCAATAGGACGCTATGCAGAGAGTGTAGCTTCTGCTCATTTAAGAAAGCTTGTTGGCCTGAGTACCAAGAGTTGCCATCAAGAACCTATCAAGGCAAACTAACCGCACCTATGGTGCATTACACTAAGTTAAAAACAGAAGATGCCTAAACCTACAAGGCTACACCTTAAAGCAAAGTACAGGAGCGGTCTTGAAAAACAGACTGCTCTTGCTTTGTCTGAGAGCCAGAAAAAGGTTAGATACGAGTTACTAAAAATAGAGTGGGAGGACTTACGTTACCGTACTTACACGCCTGACTTTCAGTTAGACAACGGTATCTTTATTGAGACCAAGGGTATCTTTGATAGCGAGGACAGGCGCAAGCATGTAGAAGTAAGAAGGCAGCACCCTGAGTTAGACATACGCTTTGTATTTAGTAACGCTAGAGGCAAGCTATACAAGGGTGCTAAGAGTAGATACTGTGATTGGTGTGACAAGAATGACTTTCTTTATTCCCACAGGCTAATTCCAAAAGAATGGTTGACAGAGCGGGGAAGGTGTGTTACACAGACTAAGATACCTCTTAAGACAAAAAGGAAGACTTAATGCCATACACACTAGAAGATGATGAGATTGCAGTACTAATCAAGCCTATGGGTGATGGACGTATTGGTACTTGCATTTGCAAGAGTGACGATCATGAAATGACTGACAGTGCCTTAGCAGACGCTATGGGTGTAGGTCTAGCCATGATTGGTTTGTTTGAGTTGATGAATGATGATGATACAGGTGTCTATGAAGAAGTTAAGCTTGCCTTGGAAGACAAAGTAGATCGTTTGCTAGAGGGTGGTGATGAAGATGACGAAGATGCACCAGAGCCTATGTACACAGCAGAAGGTAATGTACTAACGCTCAATGTATTTACTAGAACTAAAGGTAGCTGCTAATGGCTAAATGGAGAGAGACAACAATGCCCTTTGAAGTAGACATGGTAGACAAGCCACCCCACTATAATACCGCAGACATTGAGTGTATTGAGGCCATGAAGGCTATGTCAGAGGGTGCAGATACAACACCACATGAAGCATACTGCTGGCAGAACTCATTCAAATACCTGTGGCGTTGGCCTTACAAGAATGGAGTAGAAGACTTGAAGAAAGCACGTTGGTACTTAGATCGGCTTATTGCGGAGGTAGAAGATGCAAGTTGAGAGGTTTAGTGTTACCTTTGTGCTACAGATTGATAAGTCAAACAATATCCTATCTTCACACCCTACCTACTACGAAGAGGACATTAAAGACTTGCTAACTAGAGTAATCTATGATATAGATGATGTAGAAGTAACCAATATAAACGTGAGGGATCAAGGATGATTACGCAACAAGATTCACCTCTTAATATGGTACGCCAGTTTGCAGAGGCAATGGATCACCCGCTTGACGAACAGTATGGCTACAGTAGAAAGCTAGAAGGCTTTCGGTGGTTGTTACTCAAAGAAGAGTACAGTGAAGTGCGTGATGCAGACGGGTCAGCAGAGATACTTAAAGAACTGGCTGACTTGGTGTATGTAACGTATGGCTATGCAGCTACCTATGGGTGGGACTTGGATGAGGCTGTACGCAGAGTACACGCATCTAATATGTCTAAGCTAGACTCAGCAGGTAAACCTCTCAAGCGTCCTGATGGTAAAGTATTGAAGGGGGCTAACTACTGGAAGCCCGACCTTACTGATCTTGTCTGATATCAAGGATAGAATGGAGCAGCTAATGCAGCCCATAGACCGCCAGATAATGATGTGTGATAGTAGAGAAGAGACCCTAATGTTAGCGTGTGTTATGTTGCATAGTGCAAAAACTATAATGGAAGCACACGTAGGAAAAAGTGGACGTAGAGCAATCTTTACGTTAGATTTAGATAGGAAAGAAGATGAATAATTACTTACCAACAGACTATCAAACCTTTATTGCAACCAGCCGCTATGCACGTTGGATGGAAGAAGAAGGACGCCGTGAAACTTGGGGTGAGACTGTAGAGCGTTACATTCAGAACATTGTTAAGCCGTGGCTCAAGCCAGTAGACCTTCAAGAAATACGTGACGCTATCCTTAGCCTTGAGGTAATGCCTTCTATGAGGTCACTAATGACTGCAGGTTTAGCGGCAAAGCGTGACAACACCTGTATGTATAATTGCTCCTACCTACCCGTAGATGACCCTAAGTCCTTCGATGAGGCTATGTTCATCCTTCTTTGTGGTACTGGTGTTGGCTTTAGTGTTGAGCGGCAGTTCGTCAGTAAGCTCCCTGATATTCCTACTCTCTTCCAGAGTGATACTACTGTTGTTATTAAGGATAGCAAAGAAGGTTGGGCGAAAGGTCTCAGGCAAGTGCTGGCACTCCTATGGGCTGGTGAGATTCCTAAGTGGGATGTAAGTAGAGTACGCCCTGCTGGTGCAAGGCTTAAGACGTTTGGTGGTCGTGCTAGTGGCCCTGCTCCTTTAGTTGATCTGTTTATGTTTGCAATTAACACATTCAAAGGCGCAGCAGGACGTAAGCTGTCTAGCATTGAGTGCCATGATCTTATGTGTAAGATTGGTGAGGTTGTGGTAGTAGGTGGTGTTCGTCGTAGTGCTATGATTAGTTTGTCAAACTTATCTGATGACCGTATGCGACACGCTAAGTCAGGTAACTGGTGGGAGAACGCAGCCCATCGTGCATTAGCTAACAACTCAGTCTCCTATTCAGAGAAACCTGATAGCATTGCATTCATGCGTGAGTGGACAGCCCTTATGGAAAGTGGGAGTGGAGAGCGTGGTATATTTAATAGAGAGGCTTCGGTTAAACAAGCAGCAAAGAATGGAAGACGCGAGACTTGCTATGAGTTTGGAACAAACCCCTGTTCGGAAATCATTTTACGCCCGAATCAGTTCTGCAATCTTACGGAAGTTGTTATTCGTGCCACGGACAGTATGGAAGACCTTTCAAGAAAAGTCCGCATTGCAACTGTACTTGGAACCATTCAGTCAACCTACACCAACTTTCCGTACTTGCGTAAAGTGTGGACTAACAATACAGCCGCAGAGCGATTGCTCGGTGTGTCTCTCACGGGGATAATGGACAACCCCTTAATGACTTTGGCTAATGAAGGCTTAAGCGAAACATTGGAGCATCTTAAAAATGTGGCTGTTACTACTAACGCTGAGTGGGCTGACACTCTTTCTATCCCTATTAGCACTGCTATTACTTGTGTCAAGCCCAGTGGAACAGTTTCCCAACTGGTTGATTCGGCTTCTGGAATACATGCTCGTCATTCTCCCTATTATGTCCGTACTGTTCGCGGTGACAATAAAGACCCACTAACATCTTTTATGCGGGATCAAGGCATCCCTAATGAGGCTGATGTGATGAAGCCAGATGCTACTACAGTGTTTAGCTTCCCTATGCAATCGCCATTAGGTGCTGTGCATACTGCTGACATGACTGCACTAGAGCAGCTAGAAATGTGGTTAATGTATCAACGTCATTGGTGTGAGCATAAGCCTAGCGTAACGATTAACGTCAAGGCTGACGAATGGTTTGAGGTAGGAGCTTTTGTGTACAAGCACTTTGACGAAATGTCTGGTGTGTCGTTCCTGCCTTTCAATGAGCATACATATCAACAGGCTCCTTATCAGGAGTGTACTAAAGAGAAGTATTATGAGATGCTTGATATGTCACCGCCTAAAGTAGATTGGGCTTTGTTTGATAACTACGAGGTAGAAGATAACACCTCTGGTATGCAAACAATGGCATGTAGTGGGGATGTATGCGAAATGGTAGACATTACCTAACTCAATCACCTTGGCATGTGGATAAACTGCCATACAAAGGAGAACTATAATGATATGGATTTATGTAGTAGCAATAACGCTTACTAACCCAGTAAATGTAAAGAGTTCCTTTCAGATACACGCCCCTAACATGGCGTTTAAAACAGAAGCGTCTTGCCAATCTTGGCGAGAGTTTGATATGTTACGTTTGTATAAGTCAAGACCAGATGATAATGCCAAGGCAGTAAGCCAGTGCTTCTCATTACCTTTTAATATAGACACAGAAAGCTAAGGTATAAAAACCTTGACAAGCTTATTGCTTTACTTTAAAGTGTGACTATAAAGACACACACATAGGGAGGCAGTACAGTGGACTTAGAAGCAGAGGCATTAAACTTCAGCAAAGGTAAAGAAGAAATCTTTGTAGAAGAACTAACACGGCACTGTGAGGCACTAGATAATTTTATTACTAGCCACATAGAGACCTGCCCAGAGCGTAACCATGTTATGCAAAGTATACGTGAAGTTTATCTTTGGGCTAGGTATTGCTCTGAACTAAAGGGCGTGAAGCAATAGTAAATGTTTCACGTGAAACAATGCAAGAGGGGCAGTCGTTATGACCGCCCCTTTTTTTCGTATTAACCTCTAAGGGATTCTATGGATGAGCGTTTAAGTTCTCTTTTTTCCAACCTTAAAAAGCGTCTTAGCAATCGTAGTTGATCGTATGATAAATCTTCTACTTTCTTATCTATGCCAATCTCTTCTAAAGCTTCCTCCATGTCAGACATAGTTACGCCTGACCCTCGTCTACTGATCTTAAACATTTCACGATGGCGTTTATCGGTAGGGTTTCCTGATCTGTACAACTCAGCTAAGGCTCTTTTCTTAGCCCTAGATACTGCTAGTTTTTGATCAGATATCTTTTGCTCTAATGGTTTGTTCTTCCATTTATCACCATAGACAACCTTAGCTGCTTCTGCCTCTAAGTATTTAGTTATAACCCTGTTAAGCGTATTGTTGGCCTCTGGCACAGCCGACTTGATGTCTGTCTTCCACTTAGGCTTACCTATATCGGCAAACATCTTATCAATAGCCTGTGGTGCAGGTGAGTCCCTGTAACCAAAGATACGCCCAATAGCTACGCCTCTAGGTCTTTCTTCCAAAGGTCTTTCCCTAGCAGGTGTTTCTGTCATGTCTAATCCTAGTGCAGTACCTGCAGCAGTAGGTATCCCTGTAAGCTGGTCAAAGCCGTCAAAGATACTCTCAACGTAACGTGTGGAGTTGTTGATAAACTTGCTGCCTATGTTACGATCTGTTTCATTATAGGCGTCACCCATAGCAAACGCTGTAATTTGATTAAGAGGGTCTAGTGGCCTACTAAATCCAGATATATACATAGAACCTATGCTACCAAAGGCTTTCTGCAAACCTTCTTTTAGTTCAGGGTAGTCTCCTGAAAGAGCGTCTTGAACAGTATCAAATGCAGATGACGTTGCTTCACCTAAAGATCGTGTAAGGTTAGCTGTACCAAACGTAGTGGTAACATCATCAATAAGCTCAATAGGTACTTCACCATCCCGTCTAAGGTGCGCTACAATGCGTCCTACACCTTTCCAATAGCTAAACGGGAAGTCATACAGGCGTGACCTTACTTGTCCATCATCGTCACGTTCCTCATGCCAAGCCAAGCCTTCTTCCATGTTCTTCATTTCAAACTCAGATGCTGCGTATACAGCAGTTAATCCTACACCCATCTTAGTTACCATTTCCATAGGGTCTCTACTGTTTTTAGCAAACCTACTATGTATAAGGCTAATAGGGCTGTAGTCTGCCATAAACGCAATAGTGTTATTAAAAAACTGCCCAAAGGGAACCATAGCACCAAGGATAGGATACTTACGTGCATCCTCTATACCTTTAGCTACCATTTCTACAATGTTAC